AGATTCTGCATCCAAAAGGATATTCATTTTATCTTGCGTCATGTCACCAGTTTTAAACACGCCTAAAATATCCTGTATCTCATTCATTTTTGCTCTAGATTGAGTAACAGCTGCAGTGAGAAGCCCCACTTCTTCGGTAGTTTGAGATTGTCCTCTAAACATTTGAGCTAACGTTTTACCTGGTTTGCCATAGCCCCTAAGCAGGTTATCTTTAGCAAATAAAACAGTTTTCATAAATTCACCTACGCCAAGGACTGCCCCTGTTTCTTTTAATCTATTTACTGTCTGTTGTATTTTTTGTGGGGCTTTAGGGTCGCCTAATGGTATCTCTTTCCCTATCTTTTCTACCGTTTGTTGTATCTCTGCACTAGCTAAATACTTTGTCATAAAATGACCGGGGTCAGTGTTTATTCTTTTTAACTCTACTACATAGTCAGCGAAAGCAGGACTTATTCCATATCTTCTAGTAGCAAAACCGCTAAACTCTTTTACAAAAGCTTGTATCTTACCTGCTAAACGTTTAAAGAAAGAGTCTGTTTGATTTTGTGCTTTTTTTGTTTCATCGAGCAAATAAGAAGCTACTTGGTCTGACATCCATTCGTTAAAGCCTTGGTCATCATTTGTATACTGAGCAGTGTCATTTCCTTCTCTGTCTTGATTAAATGCATTAAGCAAACCTTGTCTTAACTTAGGTATATTCAAAGAGTTTTCTAATTGTTCTCTTACAAAAGAATGGCCTATCTCATGGGCTACAACAAATGCCCTAGCTCCTTGTTCTGCTTTGTTAAATCCTTCTCTAGTTTGCACAAGAAGAACATCAAAGTTTGCGCCTTCAATATTTAAGCCTCTAGTAGATTCTCCGCTATCTGGGGCTAGTCTTCTTAAACCATTTTGAACTCTGTTTAGTAAATCTGCATCTCCTTGTAAAGACTCTAAAGTAATATCCTCTGTAGTACTAAATACTTTGTAGGCTTTTTTCAAACCTAGTTTAGTATTAGCGATACGTTGAAAATCTGTAAGAAAAGTAGCATCTAAGTGTTGTTCAACCACACTAGTAAAAGAAACACCGGGTTTAGGGCCTGCTGCTCTTGTAGACCCTTTCGCGTAAGGGTTTTTGAATAATCTTCTATTAAACTCATCTTCTGCTCTTTGGTCTGGGGTAGGTTCTGTTGCGCCTTCGGTTTCTCCTAATTCTTTTTGACCCTGTCCAACAGTTACTTCTGTTGCTACATTGGGCCCAACTAAAACTTCACCTTTTTCATTTTCTAAAGGTCTGCTTACCTGTCTACTTGTGTTTTGTTCTTGGGCTGATATGTCTTCTTTTGGATCAAATCCAGCCTCAAAGTCTCCACTTTTTACTTGGCTTTCTCTACCCCTTTGCAAATCATTTAAAGTAAACTTATCTTTACCTTTATTCTTTGTGTAAATAAACGCCCCAGGGTCATTAAAAGCTGCGTCATCTACAAGTTTGCCGTCATAAAATAACGCATAGTTACCCTCTAAAGAACCTAACATAAAAGCAAGTCCATCTATAGCACTACCAAACTCGTCTGGAGATAAACTTTCACCAAATCTTCTAGCAAGTACCCTGCCTTGGTTAACAAGAGTTGGCATATCTATTCCTACAGGCTTACTCATCTCAGGTGTTTCTATTGTAAACCTACTATTTCTTGCTCTTCTTTTTGCTAAGTTAACTGATTTAGTTATGTCTGCAGGACTAGGTTGAGTCACCCCTGGGGTATAACCCATGTTGTATTTAATTAAATTAAATCCGCCTCTATCAGTATTTTCGTTAATTTTATAAAAAGCACCAGATGGGTCGTTTACATTTTCTTTTATAAAAGCTTTTAGTAAACTTTCTGAATATCTTTTTTTATTTACATTTTCTTCAAACTCTCTTTCAAACTCTGTTGGCACTAAAGACTTGGCTTCTTCTACTAAAGCTTGGTCGTAAGTTATATCGGTAGAAGGTATAGCCCAAACTTGTGTACCCTTTTGCCTAGGGGTTATAGGATCAAGAAAAGAACCTCTACCCTCTTCTACAGCGGTTGGTTCAGGGGTAAGTGCAAAAATATTTCCTAGTTCTTCTTGTTCTGTTTGAAAAGACTCTTGCTGTTCATTTTCATCTAACCCCTCATCCTGCATAGCGTCCATACGTTCTTCTACAACAGATTCTAAATCCCTTGTATCTACAGTAAGACCGGGTGTTTTATTTATGTATGCTTCTGCTGCTGCTATGGCTTGCGCCTCTCCTTCTGCGGAAGTCGACTGTTCCCAACGTGTAGAACCATCTTCGTCTTTTACACGAACTGCTAGAGTGTCTTCTGACCTTCTTGCTCTAGTGTAGCCTAAGTTACTAGCTAACCAATCGTCTAAAAGAGTTTTATCCAAAACGTTTGCAGACATAACATTCGCAAATGCTTCTGCTACTTCAGGTTTGTTAGTATACATAGTGCCTACATCTGCTATTTCTACCGCTTGTACGTTTGGGTATTTAGCTAACATTTCAGGTTCAAGTGTTTCCATAGTTTTTGCATTTGCATTAACTACGTAAACTAAATCTCTTCTTATAGTAGGACTATCCATATCAGCAAACTGTTTTCTTAAATCAGCTTCGCTTTCCGCTAATACAGTTCCAGCTTTGTCAAGATCTTGCATCTCCGTTGTAAATGCAATTTCATGCCCTTGCTTTGCTTGATCGTACATCTTACCAGCTACGGCGGATGGGGTACCAATAGCTGTACCTACACCAAGACCACCAAAAAACCCAGCAAATAAAGCATTAGCCCTATCTAAATTAGCCATAGTTTTTGTGTAACTTTCATCTATTCTAAATTTTTGTCGGACAGACAACTCCTCTTGTCCTGCTTCTGCTAAACCCTCTGCTACTGCAGTAGTGCCTGCTACCTGTGCAATCCTAGCTCTTTTGCTTCTTATTGGAGCGTCTTTTGCTGTATTTATGCCTTTAGGTTGTTTTCTTTTAAGCACGTTTGCTACAGATTTTGCTACAACAACTTCACTGCCTAAACCAATTGCTGCAAAACCTAAACCTTGCAGAGCAGATTGAAAACCAGCTTCTTGGTCTATCATGCCTTGTTCTCCAAAATCGCCAAACGCAATACCTTGTCCCATGACTTGTTCTTGAGACCCAGCACCTGTTAAAGCACCTACTGTAGCCCCTCTACGTAAACGTTTACTACGAACACTTGCATAAAGATTATTAATCATATCCATTTCATCGTCCGTCATTTTTAATTTAGTTTTTGTATTTTTTGCTTTTGCTGCTTGTATAGCTACATATTTATTTACAACTTTTTGAACTTCTCTTTTGGTATAGGCTTCTTTTGCTACGCTCTGCGGAAGAATACTTTTTTGTAAAGCTTTCGTTCCTACTTTCCTACTAACACCAGCTGTTATAGCTGCGCCAGCTCCAGCCCCCGTCATAGCTAAACCTATACTAGCCACAGCTGAAGGCACAAATTGACCGGTTGCTTGTATTGCTTGGTTAATAAAACCACCAAAAGTAGGTTGATCTAAAAACTCTTCAAAAGTTTCTGCTCCTGCTAGATAAGGAGCTCCTGCTTGTTGTATGAGTTGAGCTTGGTTTAGAGCGCTTTGAGCTTTTTCTTCATTGCCCATGATGGCAGCTAAAGACCCTTTAAAATTAGTTATTTGAGCTTGGGTATTGACTACACCGGTATCTACTGCAGCTTTAAATAATTGTACGGGATCATCTATTGGTACTATTTCAGGAGAGGTATCTTGTATCGCCCCTCTACTAGCTACTGCGTTATCAGGAACGAATCGATTACTTGCACCAGCTCCTGCAATCTCATTAGTCTCTTTCTTCGATACCATATTCTTGAATGTAATAAAGAATTAGATTTCTAGCATAAGCATTTTCATTTGGCCCACCGAACCTGTAAGTAAAGTTAGAAGGTTTTAAACTACCTTTTGCTTCTCTTTCGCTACCGGGTGGAGTAAAGTAAATTTCTGCTATTGGACTATTTGGATCTCCTGGGTCAACTCTTCTAAATCTAACATTATCAATAAGATTACCTATGTTTTGTGGATCACCAGGTGCAAAAATATCACCAAACCAGTCTTTAAAATCTACAGAACCTTCTTGGTCTACGGCTTGTGAAAATAACACGCCTGCTATTCCTTTTAAAGAATCACGAACTGTTTGAGTAGCTTCTCCTGTTATGACGTATTTACCATCCTTAAACTCAAAGCCGGGGGCTCCAGGTAATCCTTTTACCTCATTTACTAAATTAGAGACAAGAGCTCTATCTTTAGGAGTAAAAGCTTTAAAATCACCATCTTCATCAAATACTGTGTTTATAAAATTTTCCTCAGCAGTTAAGAATGTTTGATTCAAACTCGCAACCTTTTCGTTTTGACTATCGTAATAGTTTTGAAGCTCAATCGCAGTGGTTTGTTGAGTTTTAGTAATAGTAGCTTGAGTGCCAAGAACTGATATGTAATCTTTTAATGCAGAAGAAAAGTTCTGTTGGTTATCATAAGCAGCAAACATTATTGCGGTATCAAGAGCTGTAACTCCTTTGGCTTCAGGAGTACCAAATGGTATCTTTTTTAAATCTTCTTTTTTCTCAACGCCAAAATCAGTTATGACTTGTCTTATTCTGTTTACCAAATCTCCATCTTGACTAAGTGCTTTTAAACTTTCTTCGTTTGCTTCAAAAAAAGTTTGTACTTCTTCTGCGGTAGCATCTGGTTTTAATTCACCCTGTATCTCAATATCAGGAACAGAGGTAAGTTGTTGGGGAGTCTCTAAAGTAGCTAACTGATCTTCTAGTTCTTTTTTTCTAGTTGGTGTTAGGTTTGTATTTTCTAGTTGTTTTTTTATGTTTTGTATTTGTAAACTTTTTGTAGTTTCTTTATCAGCTTGTGCTTTTTCAATAGACGCGGAATCTGTTTTTATGTTTTCTTTTACTTGATTTAAAAGGTCTTCTTTTTCTTTTAGATATTTATCTTTTAAACTTTTATAATCTTTATCTCTTTGCGCGCTTGCAACTCCATAACGTCTACCCTCTCTTTCTTTTACAGCTTTCTCTTGTCTAGCTTCATTACGATCATAATTACTCTGAGCTCTTTTCCATTTTGCTTTCCAAGTTTTTCTGAAACGACCTTCAGTTAGACCTTGAACAACAAGGTCTATATCAGAGTCTGCTAGAACGCTCTCTGGTGTAAGAGTTTCTAGAAAAGAACTAACGTCTTGAACAATTGGAGCAGTAGTATTTACAGTAGCTGGGGGTAAAGAAAGGTCTTTAGTATCTACTTCAGGTGTTCGTTTTTTTCTTTCTTCTAGTCTTTTTTGTAGGTCTTCTCCTATACTAACTAGTTGAGCATTTGCTTCTTGTAAATTTATATCAGGATCATCATCTATGGCAGTGGCGACAGCTCCTGCTTCTGTTACTGGGTCATCTATATCTTCTTGATCTCCTAAAGGTTCTCCGGTTACAAGATTTTTTGGTCCTGATCTTGCGATACTTTGTGCCATAACAGCAGGTCCTAAGTTAGGGTAAGCTCTATATTTCGCTATTGCAGCGTTACCTTGAATTAGCGTTTCAAATTCTTTTTCTGATAAATTAGCAACTAAATCATCATCAGCATCTGAAGCAAACCAAGTTTTAGGAGCTAGTGCTTTTGTGTCTGGTCTTCTAGTAACTATAGTCTTTGTCTTGCCGTCTTTACTGTCTAGAAACCCTTCTATAACCCCTAATTTATCCATACCCTCTTTAGTATCTGTGAATTGTCTAAATTTATTAGAAGAATTTAAAAGAGCTACAATCTCATTTTCATAAAGATACATACCGTTGTCATCTTTACTTACCAACTTTTCAAAATCAACAATATGATTATCTGGATCAACTAATCCTTTAGCTAAAAGATCATCGTAAAACCTAGAATCTTGAAGTTGTTGATTGGTTCTTCTTTGGGTTTTTAAAAGTTCGGCTTGACGTGCTTGTGCGTCGGTTGGACCAAATAACCTCTGTAGAATAGCCATTATATTAACGCTCCTAAAATAGCGCCCCCTAAGCCCATCATATTACTATGATGTTGAGCTTTTGCATTTTTATAGGCTGCTGCTCTTTGCGCTGCCATAGCTGAAGCGTCTCCCAACCCACTTAAAGAACTTTGATTTACTCCTTGCCCAATGCCTATAAGTTCATTTAACAAAGCATTGTTGACTTGTCTTTGTTGTACCCTAGCATTATTTAAAGAACCAGTGAGGCCTAGCTGCCCTCCTAATTGCAAATTTCTTTGTTGTTGTTGTCTTTGAGCATTTGATAAACCAGCTCCTCCGTATCTTTCTATGTTTCGCTGTTGTACTTGTTGAGCTATTTGGTTTTGTCTCATTTGATCTTCTCTAGCTTGGTCCATCAAAGAAGTATCATCCGTAGCTTTTAATAACTTTTCTTCAAAGTCTCTAAAATTATTAACAAAATCCATATAGTCTTGTCTAGTTATTTGAGCAAAAGTTTCTTCTGGGTTTGATACTCCAGGTAAATTGCTTACATAATCTCTATGTCCGGGTGTATGCGCCATTATCTTCCTCCAAACCCACTACCAAACCCAGTATTATAAAAACTTCCTATTGGAGCATCTGGATCTGGTCTATTATCATTCTCTTCCGTATCAACTTGTCCACTAGTTTGTCTAAGTTTTTTACCAATATCTCCAGCTAGGTTAGAAGCAAACTTAAAGTTAGCATTCCTTCTTGCTTGTTTAGCTTTTGCAAACTGTAGTTGCTTACTTGATTCTATTCTTGCAGCTCTTGACAAACCAGACTGAGCATCCGCCTGCATACCTCTAGCATTTTTAAGTACATTTACTTGGTCGCCTCTTTGGGCTGTTAAACCTTGCACTCTGCCTTGGAGTTGTTGTGCCCCAGCTGCTGAAGCTAAATCTGCTGCCGCATCTACAGATTGAGCGGCTCTTATAGTAGGCCTAGCACTCAAAGCTTGCATGGTATCAGCTTGAGCTCTACCAGTAGCTACACCTGAGTAGTCTTCTGTCATAGATCTATCTCTAAGTTCTGTTAACTTAGGTAAATATTTTTGTCGAAAATAGTTTTTTTCAGCTAAAGACACAGAAGCAAGAGCTTTTTCTTGTTCGCTTGCTTTATACGCCCCTGCCTTTGGTTTACTACTCATTTAACTTCTTTCCTATATATTCGTGTATCTAACGCCCAGCCGATTGTTTTAGTGTACGACTCCATTTCTGGCACTCGTGATCTCGCTTCGAGATACTTACAACCTACTTCTTTTGCTAGGTTATTAAACCACTCATCGTGAGCTAACCAATTGTGCCCACCTTTTTCATAAGTATACGCTATCCATAGCAGTAATGTCTTGTCTTTTGTAAACGTATCAACCTCTACGGTTAGTATCAAAAAACCTACAGGAGAGGTGTAAAGGAAAGCTCTTTCGTTTACGCACTCACTGTAAACATCTTCAGGGATATAGGTGAGATGCGGATTTTCTTTTAAAATATCAAGGATACCTGTTCTTACAACGTTCCAACATTTTCTTATGTCAGTATAAACGGGTTCCTCAATAGTCGATTTCCTTTCCGTACCTTCCATACCGTCTCCTTGGCATTCCTAGTCCCTTGTACTTAACAGTTCTTTTTACCCCAAGGTCTCCGCCTCGGGCTCTTAATTCTGCTTGTCTCGTTTCTATACTAAATTGAAACGAATATTCTTGTGACGCGCCAATGTCTGTCCATTCTTTGTTTGGCATACGTAATAATCTGTATAAAGTCCCATATATAATTGCATCTCTATATTGATTAGATATTGTAGTATCTATGTTATTGCTAGTTCTAGTAGGTTTTAAAGCAACACTAGCTATAACTTGTTTAGCCCCACTTGGAACAGGCACTATCCAAAAAGTAGTCGGGGTTTTCTGTAAATACACATGAGGTTGGCCTGTTTTATCTCTCCAATCTGGATAATTTAACTCTAAGCTACGTGGGCTTATAGGATCCATATCATTACCATCGTGCGTCATTAATAACACTTGATGAACTTCAGTCCCTACTGGTATGTCAAAATCATATTCATAAACCCCTGAAATAGTATTAAAAGGGTCCATATCTAAAATATAAGCTTTTGACCTTTCACAAAATTCTATAGTTGCAGCTCTTAAGTGTTGTTCTACTAAAGAATCTGGACACATAGGAACATAAGGTAATATCTCTTTAACTAAAGAAGAAAAAGAAGCCATTATTAATTACCCCCCATAGAAGCTGCAGTTGCAGTAGTTACAGGGTCAATATTTGGGTCTAAAAGACTTTGAGCTTGTCCACCCTGGCCCAAGCTAGCAGTAAAAAGTTGATAATGACTACCTGCTCTTTGCGCATTTGACGCATATTCTGCGTCTTTCATATATGCTTTATACAAAACAAAATCCACAATAGCATTTCCATAAATATCATCAACGTAAATTGTAGAAGAAGTGCCACTTAAGTCTGTAGGTGTTCTAGAAAAAACAATCTCTACGTACGCATTACCAGATACCCCTGGATACACGTAATACTTTCTTGGGTCATCTTCATCAAAAATATAATTTTTGACAACAGTACCATGCGCAGAGTGCCCTGTTACAGTGGGATCATGCCAGTCAGGGTCTTGCGCATTTAAAATATCAGAACTTACTAATCGAATGGCTCTTTTACCTGTAGCACTGCTTCCAGTTGCTGACATGTTACGAACTACTTTTATTAGTCGTAGACCAACATCCGGTATAGTTTGTTCTGTTCCAGTAGCTAATTGAACATTAGCATGGTCTGCAGATGCTTCAGGTCTAAGGTTTACAATTTCCCTTTGAGCATCATTAATATACCTAAGTAATTCTGCTTCTGACCACCTAACACTCGTAGTATCTTGTAAGGTATCTTGCACCCTTGTAATTATATTAGCGCCTGTAAGTGTACCTGCCATAAGTTACTCTGATTACTGTGCAGCTTTTATTTCTTCAATCAAAGTAGCTTTCTTTTTTCTTCTATCTAATTCAATGCCTAAACTACGACCGTGTGCTTCTAATTCTATTTTAGTCATACCTTCTAAGCTAACTGAATGCTGTTCTACTACTGGCTCTTCGATTGTTTCTTGTTCTACTGGAACTTCTTCAGCCGCTCCACCAGAATCTTCGTCTGTCACTGGAGGTTCTTCCACAACAGGTGTTGGCATTTCGCCTTCATATTGTGTACATCCCTCTTGTAAGCAAAGCAAACCAAGTTCATTTGAAACTTCTTTTGGTACTCCTGCTTTTAAAGAAATACTTGCGCCCCAAGTTGAAGCTATATATTTATCATCACTAGAAATTATTATCATTTGTTACTCCTTAAAATATGGGTGGCCAAAGAGCCACCCATAAAATATATCACAATTAGAATGCGACATCTAATCTTATAACACCAAAGTCTTCAACTTGACCTGTGTGGTCAGAATTGTACTTAGGCTTTTTAAGACCAAATATTTTACCAATTGATATACCGTTTTGGTTTCCATAGTCAAATGTGTCTTCAACTATTTCAGGAATACCAATGTCAGCCATAGCTAATGCTTGAGCTCCGCAGAATAAACATGCAGAACCATTAACATCAGCGTCAGCACCCCATTTGTACCCAGCAGCACCAGCATTTGATGATGTACCAGTTAAGGCGCCAGTTGTGTTAAACACATGTCTGAACTCATGTACCATGATTCCATCAACCATTAAGCTTGATGAACCAGAGAATAAGCTAGACTGAGGTCCTCTGATACCAGCTTGTCTTACGTTAGCAAGGAAGTCTGAATCGAGTTTTAAATCAGCCATAACTTGTGGTGTTACGAAGAGATGATATGTCTCGTCGTTACCCGCACCTCTTAGACCTCTGATGTATTGATCTTTTGCATAAGCTTTTAGATCAACAATAGCACCATAAGTTAGTTTGTCAGCTGCAACAGTTGCAGTAACATCACCAGCTACGATACCATTTGTAGCATCAAATCTTCTATGTCTATTTGAGGTAGGAGCAGTTACGTCAGATGAGAACGCAAGGTCACCAAGATTCTGTCCAGA